TACCGATCACTGTCTGACGGTAATCATCGATATCGTTGACAATATTCTTGAANGCCCGACCAGCTACAGCCATGGTCCCGATCGCCGCGGTGGCCCGCAGCAGCGTCCGTTCCAGATTAGCAGTGCTTTTACGTACTGCATCCATGCGGGTACGCATCCGGTCAAACTTACGACTTGCCAGGTCACGCGCACTTACAATAATTCTGGTTTCAGTTGTTGCCACTCGCTTTTATCTCCTTTGACTGTTTCTCAAGATGCTTGTTTTCCAGCACCTTGATACCGGCCAGTACATACGCATCAAATTCGATGCCCATTACATCAGCTACAATCTTCACAGCACCGTAATCAAGTCCACCGGTACCGAATCCACCCATTCGCCATTGGGTCTGACAGTTAAGCCAGAGTGCCCAGCGCTCATGATTATCAGCACTGAGCGCCGGACACCTGGCCTCACACGTAGAGCAGTCAGTTACTTTTCCTGACTGTTGTCGGAGTTCTCTGCAGGCACTGCAATAGATGCTTCCTCCGTCTGCGTGCCACTGCCAGACCTGTTCGAGTTTTTTATGTCTTCCTCGCTTCGGCCAGATGTCAGTGACATGATCTTTACATACAGATCCTGTGCATCAGCCCATGTCAGGTTGTCGATCTCAGCGATGCGACCTGGCAGAACCATCTTGAAGACCTCATCCTGAACCTGATCCATCTTCTCGATCTCGTCCAGATTGGTGTCTGCGTCATACTCTTTTTCGAGCTTGTTATACTTCACAAACTCCTTACGATTCATACCACGGACATCAAATTCGATGCCCCCATACGTCACTTTTTCACTCATTCTCATGCTCCTTGTGGATATCCCCGGTATCTCCCCCTTTGGGGGAGGATACCTACACCCTCTCCTCCCCCTTGAGGGGGAGGATTAAGGTGGGGGTGGGTTTAAGCATAACTTGCGACATCATTCACCAGTGTTGCCACGACAGCGGCGGCATCGGCATGGTCGTCGTAGTATGCTTCAAAAGGCATGTTGACATAGACGCCAGCCGGGCCGTTACGATCTACGCCTTCACGCTTGTACTGCAATTCATTGAACAGAAAGTCCAGACTGTAGCCATTATTGGCTAAAGTCAGCTGGATACTTGACTCAGTACCGTTTACTGCCTTGTTGTACAGCGTCTGATCTTCAAACAGCGTGCGGATATTACCTGATACATCCATCAGACCTTCCGGGATAGACCCACGGAAGCCACCGCCACCGATCACATACACATCACCATCCAGATTGTTGTTGATGCTGATAGAACCGGTCGCCACGTTCGTTACCGACACGCCAGCTTCCTTGATAGATGCCTGGAAGTTGTTGAACCGGGTAAACCCGTGTACATCAGTCGCAGCATCCAATACAGCGGTTGCCACGCTTTCAGACGCGCCCAGCAGGTCGAGGCTGGCCGTCAGTTCACCATCGCCGCCAAACTCCATACCCATAGAGTTGAGCTTCATACCAGTGAAGCGGCTGTAGTGTGCAGGATTACTCCACCCATCTTCGATCGTCCATGACGGATTCAGATCACCGGGCTTAAACACGTGTTGGTAGTAGCGTGCTTCGACAAAGTCAGCTGCCTGGCTGTCAGGATCACCGGTAGCCGTCAGGCGCACATACATGGTCTGATAACCGAGCGAGTCATTGTCACCATAGCCGTATTCACCAGCCGCCAGACTGCCCAGCGTACCCAGCACCATGTCAGAGTCGTTTTCACGCACAACATTCGGTGCATTCAGCAGCGGATTGCCACCAGCAGCCAGTTCAAGGTAGAACTCGTCTGTACCTTCACCTGAAGCCGTCCACTAGTAGGTGGCATTGACCAGGCTCACATCACTGGTGGTTGTGGTCGGTGCGCCAAACATCAGCGCCAACCAGTGACCGAAGTTGCGTACATCCACCGGTACCACCATAGATCCACCAGCCGATATATTACCCCGGAACGGCTCAGTGGGGTTACGATTACCATTGATCGTACCCGACTTGTTCAGATTCTGATCCGATTTCAGATCATTGCTGTTAAACGGCAGCGACCGCATTGACGGAGTACCCGGCGTGGTACCAAAGGTAGACTCAGCCACAAAATTGATTACTTCCTGATAGCCTCTTGCTTGCATGGTTAATTACCTCCTTACTAGGAATACGGGGACATGTACCCCGTTACGTGTCCCCGTATTCCGGGGATGTAAAAATAGACATCTATAACTCAACCGAACCCCCGATCAGATTTGGGACATTAATACGGATATCGTATGCGGCTAACCACATAGGGAAAAACTCGATATCAAGGATCTCATAGTCCACGACCGACATGCAGACATTGACACTGGTCTGTTCCAGGGCTGACAGTATCAGATTCATCAGTTCATCTATCTGCCGCACGCCTGTATACTCCGTGACCTTGCCCGTGGTCTCTTGATCTTCATTCATGAGGGCACCAAAGACATTGACGCGGAAGCTGTCAGTACCCACTTCCTGACCTTCACTCTTGCCGCCACCGATCAGCATTACAAACGGGCAGTCACTGTCACCGGGCGGGTTACTCATATCCGCACCGACATAGACAGAGATCTCAGTGTTGTAGGTAGCCTGACAATAGGCTTCCAGTGCGGCGTTGTTTTTGAGGACATCACGCATCTTTTCCAGTACTGCGTATAGGGTGATATTGCTCATGCTGCTCTTCCTTTAGTTATTCTGTGACGTTTGGCGCGGGTTGCGGCTTCGTCCAGGTACATGCGTATGCGCTTTTCCAGACGTAGCTGGATCTCTTTCTGTTTAGCCTTGAAGACCGGCTTCATGACAGGACGCGCGGGACGTTCGATAGTTGAGTTACTGGCAAGGCCCATCAGTTTTGCATAACCGGATTTGCCTTCCTTTTTCATCTGTTTAGCGATGGCGAATAACATATTACGCATACGCGGTGTTACCGCTTGCGATCCATGCTCCCCGTGCATACGACCAAAGCGTGCCGATGATTTTGACAACCAGCCCACCTGGACCTGCAGCTTCTCATGGCTATGGTTGTACCCGATAGCCTGCTTCATGCGTGGCCCAAAGGGGTACTTGCGTGAAAATGGCTTGGGTGGCTCACCGCCCCGATGCGCCGCCTTATAACGTGCGATCAGGCTTTTGGCACGGATACCAGACAGTTTTTCGTATGTGCCGCCCTTCTGTACATGCGCCTTTAGTTCACCTTGCAGCCAAAAGCCGATATGGCGCAGCCCTCGTCCCATTTCCCGTGGAAAGTTCTTAGCCAGGAATGAGAGATACGGCGTTGTCTCATCCTCAATACGGATGATAGTACCCGCGCCGCTGCTATGGACTGTATAGTTACGCGCCATTAGTACACACTCGCTCTCTGATCACGTGTGATAAACAGCTTCCACAGAGGATCGCTGTCTTCAGCTTGCTGCACATAATGGGTTGTGCCGCTGATAGTCAGGCGATCCATATAGACCGGTGCGACGATATCACTCTTCTTGATAAAGACCACACCACGATTAGCCAGGCCCCCGCGATACTCCTTATCGAATCGCTCACCGATACCATGCGTCAGTGCTTTAGCATCCTGCATATCAACATCAATGATCGTTTCATTACCCGTAGCCTTCACCGTGTAGGTGGCCTTGATGGCCGTCAGGTCATAATCAACCCAAATATCTGCGGCATCACTGATCAGCTTCTTTATGCCAGTCAGCGGTACCGTAGTACTTGGGGTCTGCTGTGAGGTAGGAAACAGCAGCGTCGCCTGATTAAAACCGGGTAACAGTAGGTTCATATTATGCCTTTGCGATAGTCGAGCTTGTGATTACACCATCATCATTGACCGTGTAAGACTTGGTAGCGATCGTATTGGTACCGTCATGGTCCTTGACCGTCAGCGTACCGATCCCTGCACCGACCGATGGGTTGTTATCACCACAGCCAGAGATCAGAGTCAGTACTTCATCCAGCGTCATACCATCCAGTTCAGTGATCACATGGGCATCGATAGCCGCTTCACACGACGACTGTACCTGTGCCGTGTTGATATTCTCAAGCGCGGCGATCAGTGCCGGGATAGTTGTGCCCGTGTCTTCGAGGATTGAAGCAATCTCCGTGTCCAGGTACCCGGCGATGGTTGCCAGATTGGCTAGGATAGTTGTCTGGTTAGCTTCGGTTGCATCACCACCACCGCCACCGCCCAGATTATCAAAGATGTTTTCCAGCGTATCAGTAGTGCCGTTCCATGTAGCGCCCTTGATAGCTGTCAGCGTTGCTTCCAATGCCAGGGACGACAGAGCGCCTGAGTCTGGCAGATTATCTGTTACCGCCTTGATAGCGTCCACAATGCCGTCTACTGTGGCCAGAGCATTGATGATAGTAGTCTGGTTGGCAGCACTTGCATCACCACCGCCACCGCTGATATCATCTAGATCCGTGGCTGTGGTACCGGCACCAGCAATCAGGCTTGCACCGGCTGGTAATGCGTCTTGTATGGCTGTATCTACTTCTGCGTTGACCTGTGCCGCTGATAGGTTATTCAGTGCATTGACAAGCGCTGCGATATCGCCAGCAGTCTGCGCCGTGCCATTGACCTTCGTGGCATTTACTTCCAGTTTAACCGAGCCATCACCGTAGTTGGCATCATAGGCGTTCTGATTCATGACCATTAGCGGCATACGGAAGGGCACGCACTTGTCAGCGTCCTGGATTACGATATCCATGAGACCGACCGTGTCAGAGTGACTTGTCGTGATAGTCAGGTCATAGTACCCATCACAGCCGGTCACAGCTGCAAAGGTCGCAGCACTGATATCGACCGTGGCTGCGCCGTTATGTTTCAGTAGTTCTGCCTGGTCTGCGCCTGACAGCGTCAGATCAGTAACCGGCGTGACAGCATCACCATTGGCAACAACCGGGCCAACTCTGACCTTCGTTTCAGTTGATTTTCGTATGTCCTGCATGTTTATCCTCTCATTTGATTAAATAGTCGTAATGCCATTGGTACTATGTTGCCGCCACTAGCGAACGCGCTAACCTCATACAAAATACCGATAGGCAGCGTATCGCCAGTTGCATACTCAGTACCGTCGCCCGTGTATGTTGTCTGCAAGCCACTGAATGTGCCTGTGCCGTTCTCCTGTGTTCCAGAAGCCCACCCGTCGTCCTGATTACTTGAGATTGTTGTGCCGGGGGCTACGGTTGTGTAGCCGGGATCTACTGCTGTGCAACCTGTTCCCTTTGTTACTGTGTAGCCACCATCGTTTGCAATATCTGTTGAGTTGTTATAGAAATTGCAATAGGTGATTGTGTCATTGACAGTGCCACCGGTGCCGCTTGTCTGTATTGCATCACCGCCCGTACCATTGAAGTTCGTAAACTGCGTGTTGGTTATAGTAAGGTCGAGGGTCTCACCAGTCCCAATTTCAAACCGTACTCCCTTTGCTGTGTTGTCTTGAGTCCCATCAAAGATACAGTTCGATATTGTTACATCTGCTGTACTTACGCCACCAATCATCCCAGTCAACGACCCNGTCTCTNNACACAAGAACTGGCAGCGGTNGAAGGTGAAGGCTTTTGCNACATTCACCCTAAAATAGTCACCGGACGCTGTTCCTTGGAAATTGCAATCT